GAAGATTTGCATGCCGGAATCACATCGTATTGTCCTTCGGCAATCTTACGAAGAGCTCACACACATGTGGAAATTCGGTCTAAGGCTGATGTCTCCACTAATAACATGCTCGATACGGAGAAGGTGAAAGCCAAATATGGAGATGTGGCGCAAATTAATGACATATGGGAGATTGATGTCAAAGAGCCCGTTTTCGAAGGCAATTACTTTAACAACTGGAAGGTGATCAAGGATAGCATTGGAATTGATGAATTCCTCGACTATCTTGTGGTCCAGAGTCGCAAACATTTTGATTCACAAGATACCATTGTTGAATCGTTTAAAGAACCCTCACAATTGGTTCATATTTGCGAAGAGTGTGGCAAGTTAGCGAATACTTGCAAGTGTGAGGTTGAACCGCAATTTGGAGATCGCATTGCTGATGTCATTAAAACTAAGACTGATAGCATGCGCGTACGCGCTTATTTCCACTCTAACGTTCTGCAGTCTAAGGCAGAGGATATTGCGGTAAAACATCTTTTGAAGATGTTGACTAAGTTGGAGGAATCACCATATTCCCATTGGACGAACTGGGTACCCACTCAGTTTTTGGATAATGATTATGTCAAAGGTGCCATCTTGTATGCAGGTGCCGATTACATTGAAGAAAGTGTGGCAAGCTATGTGAAGAAATATGTCATCATGACGTTCTTCGTAATGGCTTTGACTTTCATGGTGTCTACGAAGTTGACAGTTGGAGTAGGATTAGCCTTTTTTGTTTTCTTTCTTTTTTATTACGCTGGAATTGTGGAGGTGAAGAAAGACGCATACTTCAAGGCTATTGTAGAGCAGAATGGTAGCTTGCATGCTGCTTTTATGTCTGCTAGGGATAAGCACGTTCATTATGCTTGTGGACTTTTCGCGTCCCTTGCTGTGCTTTATGGAGTTGTGCAGGTGGTGCAAGCTTTGCGTAGGTCTATGGGAGCCCAAGGGTCTCTTGCTCCTCGGTCAGTTGAGGATATTCAGCAGAGGGACAAGGAGGAAAATGTGTGGGCTAACAAGAAGGAGCCTAAGGTCCTGCATTCGGAGAAGTCATTCCCTAATCGCGAACACACCAAAAACGCGATGACATCTCTGGTTGGACAGATGTGTATTGGTTCCAAGTTTTCGGCTTGTTTTATGGTAAGGACTGGAGAAGTCATGGTGCCTAAACATTTTATGCCGGAGAAGACAACAAAAGCTACAATTCACTATTGTAAGAGGCGTATCGAATTTGTCCTCAATCCCAAGTATGCCGTACAGGTAGGGATGGGGGACTTTGTCTTGGTTTTTGTGCCCAACAC